AAATCCGTTTTCACGTTCCCACTGCTCACGTGCTGCCCGAATTTCCTGAACTGCCCGTGATGCGGTGCCACCTGGCGCTGCTGCATGTCTCACCCCCTTGCTGACTGGTTTAACCTGCGCCCTGACGTGATTTACGTGACGGGCGAATTTCTGCTCCCACTGAACCTGGCTAAACACTTTGCCATCATCACTCCAGTAATCCCGGAATGCGGCAAGTTCAGCAGGTGTAAATTCTGGTTCCGGCAAAGCCATCCCCCACAACGCAGCCCGTCGTCGAAAATCCTGTGACGGATGCCAGTCATCGGTCATCGGAAATTTTCCAATGGGCTCGCTCAGGCCATCCAGGAATACAGGGGGCGCAGCCTGTAACGACAAAACTTCCTGCTCACTGGTCGGAGCACTCTCGCGTGCGTTATGTGTGGGGTTTAGATCTTTGGGTTCCTTTGGGTTCCGTGATCCGTTTTTGGGTGTCTTTGATGGAAAATTTGGGTGTCTTTGGTTATTTTCCATGCAGCAAAGAGTTCCGTTTTTGGGGCTGTTTTGTGCTGAAACATAACCGTTTTCGGTACTGTTTTTATTAACAGTACCAATTTCACCCACCTTTAAAGACTCCCGTTTTTGGGTGTATTCAGGCTCGGCAACACTTTCTTCTACACCGATAAGTCGGTACACCACAATTTGCTTTGTTCTGCCTTTTCTCTCACCGGTATCAACAATTAACCCAATCTCCATCAGGTGTCGTAAGCTGTCCTGCACAGTCTTTTTGTTCAGTTCCGTTACTTCTGCCAGTGCAGATACAGACGGGTATGCACACAAATCGGCACCGCACATATCAGCAAGCCAGGTCAATACTGACTTACTGGATGAACTGCCGGTTTTCACCTTTTTAGCCCATCGTAGTGCATCGATACTCATACGAACCCCTGGCAGACATTTGTTTATCTGCAAAGTAATATTGGTATTGCTGACGATACGCGTGCTTGAAAGCAATAGCTTTTTCTATAAGCTCGTCAGTCTCACGTTCCACAACAGCTGGATCCGCAAAAAGCAGCCCGGACTCCACCACATCGCCATATTCTTTGTTTAACCCGGCGATCATGTACGTAATGCTTTTTCCGTCAGTAATTTCACAATACAACCTGAAATCGCTGATCCGGATAGCCTCCATAATTGCCGGAATCAGCGCCGTGAATTTTTCCCGCTTATCCCTGGTGTCGATAGCTTTCCAGCGTTCGAATATCTTCACCCGGTTAACGCCCAGCACCCGTTGATCAACCGCTCCATCATCAAACGTGACGCGTTGAACATCGATGTTCGGGCGTTCTTTCAGTGCCCAGAATGCTTCCGTGATTAATATCGTCGCCTGCTCCTGTGTCATTCCTGGTCGGCATACCCAGGTATCCAGAGCCTCACAAACCTGTTCAGGGGTGATTTTCATTGTTCAACCGCCCCGCCCGCTTTGCCTTACGATATTCGTCATAAACTTTGGGGTCGTACTGAAGTTCCCCGCCGGATGCCTCTTGCAGGCGCATCGCGCGACCTTCAGGAACCAGTTCCCCCCATTGAGAAACAGCAGATGGATCAACACCAGCAGCTTTCGCTACTTTGGCTTTCGTCCCATAAAAATTAATTGCGTCTGATTTAAACATCACCCCCTCCAAAGTTGAGTTTTCTCAATAGTAATCACTCAAGGAATCTCAAGTCAAGGGTTATTAAGATATCTAAATATGAACGATAAAACTTTAGGTCAACGAATTAGAGAAAGACGCAAACAGGTTGGTTTAAGTCAAAACGATTTAAGCAAAGCCGCTGGCGTATCTGGCTCATCAATTTCACTATGGGAAAGCGACCATACAGCCCCGCGCGGGCAAAATTTGCATCGCCTGGCTGAGGTATTGCAATGTTCACCAACTTGGATACTGTTTGGTGACGAGGATAAAACACCAGATCCACCAGTTGCACTCAACAGCGCCTTAGACTTATCGGAAGATGAGTTGGAGATGTTGCGATTGTATCGCGCACTTCCAAAATCAGAGCAGCAAGCACAAATCAGCGAACTCCGTGCCCGCGTTGAGAATTTTAATCGCCTATTCACCGAGCTACTAGAAGCTCGCAAACGTAACAAACATCAGTAACCCCCTTCACAAATTTTAAAGCCTTACATTTCAATGTATTGGCTTTATTTTGCATTAAATATTGAGTTTTCTCATTAAAAACACTTGACCAGCTTTCATGAGAAAACTAAATTACCACCCATCAAGACACCGCACGGTGTTCTCAGCAAACAGTTCCGCTACCCGGCGTTAAGGGGAAATGAGGTCAACATGGATACTATCGATCTTGGTAACAACGAATCTCTGGTATACGGCGTGTTTCCCAACCAGGACGGCACGTTCACCGCGATGACGTATACCAAAAGCAAAACGTTTAAAACCGAATCTGGCGCGCGTCGCTGGCTGGAAAGAAACTCAGGTGAGTGATATGGATTTCGACACAATCATGGAAAAGGCTTACTAAGAATACTTCGAAGGCCTTGCCGAAGGCGAAGAAGCTCTCAGCTTCAGCGAATTTAAACAGGCGCTTTCCAGTTCGGCAAAATCTAACGACTGATAAGCGAAACAGCACCGCGAGGAATCAGTATGCAGAAACGAGAACCCGTCATCATCGCGCCAGACTATACCGATGATGAACTTTATGAGTGGATGCGCCAGAAAATTAATGCAGCGCAGGATCTGAAATGGGTCAATGAAGCCAGGGCTAAGCAGGCTGAAAATCTGTCCGCTCTGGAGCAGGATATCACCAATCTGGAAAAAGCAGCGGCATTAAGCATTGCCAGAATGATTACATACCCGCGTTAATAGCTAACCAACTAGGCTAATAATGGAATTTAAAGATTTACCAAAAGAAATCCAGACAATTGCTGCAACGACTCTCGGTGATAGTCTGGTGAAAATTGACCCGGCATACACCAAAAAAGAAACCATCGATAATATGGTTCGTAATGTGCGCAATGCTTTTTCTGGGCTATATAGTTCTGATAATCAAAAGCAGGAAAGCGATGTTAATGAACGGGTAATTTCTGTTTGCGTGAATGGCCACGCTCTTTCATCAATCAAAACAGAAACAGCGACAGTCTTCGATTGCCTTTGCATTGTACAGAGCCTTGTTGATACCCTGTTTCGTTCAGTGAATTTAGAAAATGATGCAAATCTGCGAGGGCGCACAATAGCACATCCATATGCACATACTTTAGGCTCTGTGGATATCAAAGATCCCACAAATCTTTAATGAAATAGTTAATGCGAATTGTACTTGCTCTTTCAGTTTCTTTCAGAATACGCGTTGAAACTGCTGGCGGTAATTTGGTATTCCATTTATTAAAATCATGCCCGGGAAAGTACTCTTCGAAAATACTTTTAACTGCAGACTCGCCTATTGAAATGCTGCTTACCATGCGATTTTGATAAAGGCATTTAGCAATAAGAGTTGATTTTAACATTCACCCTCCTGAGGGTTGGTAATTAAGGAGTTATCCACGGGTGAGGTGGAGTGCGTGCGCCGGACACGGGTGAACATCCGGCACTGACAGTTTACTGAAAGGATATATCCCTGAAAAGTCAGGGCATAACACGAAAGTGCACGGCGAAGTCCTTCTCCCTTAGAGCCGTCGTTAAATTTAATTCGACCGTGCGCTTCCGGTTGTGGCAATCCGCGAAATGGCGCGGCGGTAAGTATGGCGGGGTTATTCTTTCCCCGTTGAGGACACCGGGTTGTCAGGTTGACCATACGCTTAAGTGACAACCCCGCTGCAACGCCCTCTGTTATCAATATTCTGGTGACATTTGGCGGTATCAGTTTTACTCCGTGACTGCTCTGCCGCCCTTTTTTAAAAGTGAATTTTGTGATGCGGTGAATGCGGCTCAGCGCACGCGGAACAGTTAAATCGGTAAAGCGGTCATTTGCTGAGTAACGGGAATGCTCTGTATCCGGCGTTAATTGTTAACTGGTTAACGTCACCTGGAGGCACCAGGCACTGCATCACAAAATTCATTGTTGAGGACGCGATAATGGAAAAGTTATCATACAATGCCAGTACGTCTGAACTTCGTTTCGAAATTGGCGTTATCACTGGAGACAAAACATTTATTGAAGACGCCATTAAGCAGAGAAAACTCGAGCAGGACCTGTTAAATGAAGTATGCATTCCTTCAATGCTGGCTCGTCTGGACCTGCTGCAAAAAGGATATAAACAATGAAAACAACATTTGCACTCGTTCTGACAGTTTATCTTGTTTCCGGCGAATCTCTTGAGATGGTGACTGGCTTATACGGTTCAATGAAAGAATGCATGGCTGCAGCAGCAGAACAAAAAATTCCCGGTAACTGTTATCCGGTAGATAAAGCTACTCACACTAATAATAACGAAATACCGGCGGGACTTTAAAACAGCACCGAAATAAACATCCGGTTTCATTTTTATATGCCAGCAATGGCAGGGATTTGTTCACCCTTAAATCTGTAATGAGGTTAAAACAAAATGAATAAAGTCTTTATTTGTGCAGCTATTCCAGACGAACGGGCAATAAAGGAAGAAGGTGCAGTCGCTGTGGCCACTGCCATTGAAGCCGGTGACGAGCGCCGCGCCCGAGCCAAATTTACCTGGCAATTCCTGGAGCAATATCCGGCTGCTCAGGACTGCGCTTATAAATTTCTTGTCTGTGAGGATAAACCCGGCATGCCCCGCCCTGCCATTGACTCCTGGGATACCGAATATATGCAGGAAAACCGCTGGGATGAGGAATGCGCTTCCTTTGCTCCGGTCGAACCAGAATCCGATCCGATGAACGTCAATTTTGACAAGCTGTCCCCTGAAGTACAGAACGCGGTCCTGGTTAAGTTCGGTACATGTGAAAACATCACCGTTGATATGGTGATTAGCGCGCAGGAATTGTTGCAGGAAGACATAGCAACATTCGACGGACATATCGTTGAAGCGTTGATGAAAATGCCAGAAGTTAACGCCATGTATCCGGAGCTTAAGCTGCATACCATCGGGTGGGTTAAGCATAAATGTAAGCCTGGTGCCAAATGGCCCGAAATTCAGGCAGAGATGCGCATCTGGAAAAAACGTCGCGAAGGTGAACGCAAGGAAACCGGGAAATACACGTCTGTTGTTGATCTCGCCCGCGCCAGAGCCAATCAACAGAACACTGAAAATTCAACAGGAAAAATCAACCCGGTCATTGCTGCCACTCATCGCGAATACAAGCAGACATGGAAAACACTGGATGACGAACTGGCCTACGCTCTCTGGCCTGGTGACATTGATGCCGGAAACATTGACGGCAGCATCCATCGCTGGGCAAAAAATGAAGTTATCGACAACGACCGCGAAGACTGGAAGCGTATCTCGGCATCAATGCGCAAACAGCCTGATGCCCTTCGCTACGACTGCCAGACTATTTTTGGCCTTGTCCGTGAACGTCCGATCGACATTCACAAAGACCCTGTAGCACTGAACAAATACATTACTGAATACCTGACTACAAAGGGCGTGTTTGAAGATGAAGGAAGAAATCAGAGCGCAACTGATACTCTCTCGTCGCCAGTACCAGAAACTGATGCAGTGGAAACGGCAATTCCGGACAACGAAAAAACCGAATGCAAAGTGGAAGTCGAACCATCTGTAGAGCGTGAGGGGCCGTTCTACTTCCTCTTCACCGACAAGGATGGCGAAAAATACGGTCGCGCAAACAAACTTTCTGGTCTGAATAAGGCGCTGACTGCAGGGGCTACTGAAATCACGAAAGAAGAATATTTTGCCCGCAAAAACGGTACATACTCAGGTTCACAACAAAATACTGGTGCATCTGACACGACCGCACAACCAGAGCCGGTAAAAGTTACCGCTGACGAAGTAAACAAAATTATGCAGGCAGCCAATATCAGCCAGCCTGACGCCGATAAGTTGCTTGCTGCCTCTCGCGGAGAATTTGTTGCAGGGATTAGCGACCCGAATGATCCGAAATGGGTGAAGGGGATTGAAACCCGCGACTCTGTAAACCAGAACCAGCAAGAATCGGAACAGAACGACCAGAAAACGGAACAAAACAGCCCAAATGCGTTACAAAACGAGCCAGAAACGAAACAGGTTGAACCAGTAGCGCAACAGGAGCCGGAAAAAGCCTGCACCGCCTGCGGTCAGACCGGCGGCAGTAGCTGCCCTGATTGTGGTGCGGTGATGGGTGACGCAACATACCAGGAAATATTCGATGAAGAGCATCAGCCTGAAGTTCAGGAAAATGATCCGGAGGAAATGGAAGGCACTGCGCATCAGCACAAGGAGAACACTGGCGGCAATCAGCATCATGCCAGCGATAGTGAAACTGGCGAGGCATCAGATCCCTTAATTAAGGCGAACGGTCATCATAATCTCACATCCACCAGCAGAGCGGAGATTCATCTGATGATCGACCTTGAAACCATGGGAAAAAATCCCGATGCCCCGATTATCTCAATAGGCGCAATATTTTTCGATCCACAAACCGGAGATATGGGACCGGAATTTAGCAAGACCATCGATCTGGATACTGCTGGCGGAGTCATTGATCGTGACGTCATTAAATGGTGGCTTAAGCAATCACGCGAAGCGCAATCTGCCATTATGACCGATGAAATCCCGTTAGATGATGCACTGTTACAATTGCGGGAATTTATCGACGAAAACTCCGGTGAATTTTTTGTTCAGGTCTGGGGAAATGGAGCCAACTTCGACAACACGATTTTGCGCCGTTCATACGAACGGCAGGGGATCCCCTGCCCGTGGCGTTACTACAACGATCGCGATGTACGCACAATCGTTGAGCTGGGGAAAGCCATAGACTTCGATGCCAGAACGGCTATTCCATTCGAAGGTGAGCGCCATAATGCACTTGATGACGCCCGTTACCAGGCAAAATACGTTTCAGCAATCTGGCAAAAACTGATCCCGAATCAGGCTGATTTTTAATGTTCAACCCCGGTCGTCGCCCACCAGCTATAGTGGCGGCGACCATGATTAGCGAACGACGCTCATGGCAAGACTTATTCTGCTCACTGAGTGGGCAAAAGAGGAATTCAGCGATCCGGTCCCTACTCCGGGCACGTTAAGTAAATACGCTAAAGCCGGAATGATATTTCCTCTCCCCAAAAAAGTTGGAAGACACTGGCGAGTGGATCCGCGAGCTCGCTTTGTCGGAATGGTAAACAAGCCGGAGGTGATCGCCACAGATCACCCTGCTTTGAAGAGGATACTGGAAGATGGCGCGCCCGCGAAAATATAAAACCAATGTTCCGGGATTATCTCCGTATTTTGACAAAAGAAATAACAAAGTTTACTGGCGTTACAGGCATCCCATAACAGGCAAAAATCACGGTCTCGGCAGTATTGACCAGAAACTGGCAGAAACTATTGCAGCAGAAGCGAACAGCCGTCTTGCCAGGCAGCAAATGGAACAAATGCTCAGTCTGCAGGAGAAAATTATTAATGATACCGGCGGTTCATCAACCGTTTCCATTTTTCTGAATAATTACAGAAAAATTCAACAGGAAAGATATGAAAACGGAGAAATCAAACTCAACACGCTGAAACAGAAAGCGGCCCCTCTCAGGGTTTTTGATGAACGTTTTGGCACCAGACCGTTAGATGCCATAACCGTAAAGGATGTGGTATCGGTGCTGGAAGAGTACAAGTCCAGAGGACATAACAGAATGGGACAAATTTTCAGGAAGGTACTGATCGATGTTTTCCGGGAAGCTCAGCAAACGGGCGATGTCCCGCCAGGCTTTAACCCTGCAGAATCGGCAAAAAAACCACAGGTGCGGATATCAAGACAGCGACTAACTTTTGATGAGTGGACGATGATTTATAACGCAGCGGAAAAGGATGGTTACTTTTTACAGCGCGGTATGCTGCTGGCACTGATGACAGGCCAGCGCCTTTCAGATATTTGCAAAATGCAATTTTCGGATATCCGGGATGGTTATCTTCATGTCGAACAGCAAAAAACAGGAACCCGGATTGCCATCCCTCTGGCTCTGCGTTGCGATAAATTAAATCTCACCCTGGATGATGTGGTGTCATCCTGTCGCGATTGCGTTCTTAGTCCGTGGCTATTGCACCATCATCACGCGAAAGGGACAGCTAAGCGCGGCGGGATGGTTAAGCCAGCAACGTTAACCGTTGCATTTAAAAAAGCGCGGGATTCTGTGGATTACAACTGGCGTGCTAATGGCACCCCACCCTCTTTCCATGAGCAGAGATCTTTATCAGAGCGATTGTTCAGAGAGCAGGGAATTGATACCCAAATTTTGCTGGGTCATTCGAATCAAAAAATGACCGATATTTACAACGATGCACGCGGCAAGGAGTGGAAAAAACTGGTCATTTGA